GCTTCTCTTACAATAGGGTTACCTTTTATAGAATACTTCAGTATGGTTTTTGAATTGCCTTTTAGAACTGGCAATTTTGATTCAAGACAAATAACGTTACTTGGGTTTATGTGGTTCTTTATTTTAGTTATTGGCGAAGCTATAAACTATAAAATAAACCACAAATATTTCTTTAGGGTGTGTAATTTGTTTTGGGGCATTTTAGGCTTTGGATTGGCTTTAATATTAATGAGATAAGTATGGCTTATACAATTAAGAAATATTCGTTTACGAAAGCAAAAGCACTTGGGGTAGAAATAAAACCATCGACCAACATATTGAAAAAAATCGATGTGTTTAAAAATGGTAAAAAGGTAGCCACAATTGGGGCAAGGGGTATGAATGATTACCCTACATATTTAGAAAAAGAAAAGAAAGGATATTACCCAAAAGGTTACGCACACAAACGTAGGATGCTTTACAAAGAAAGGCATAAAAAAGACCGAAACGTGGTTGGAACAAATGGGTATTATGCTGATAAAATACTTTGGTAAAAAGAAACTTGACAACGCACAATAATGAGTTATTAAAAAAAATAGTAACTTAAATTAAAAAAAAATGACAAAAAAAACTAAAATGGTATTAGGTGCAGTAGCCGTGTTAGGTGTAGCCTATTATTTGTGGAAAAAAAGCCAAGATGGTGGTATGGCAAGCATGAGTGGTTATTCTAACTTCGATGGAGTAAGAATGAGCCGTTTTGCTAACGCAAGCGGAATGGGTTCTGCTTCAACTGGTAGACAACAAAAGTGTCAAGTAATGAATAAAGATGGTTCCACTTGGACTTACAATGCTATTTATGGTAGATGCGACAAATATGGTGGCACTTTAATTAATTAGTAAATTATGGCATTAGTATATGAAAGCAAAGTTCCTAATTCATATAGGACTGATTTCGTAAAAAAAGTTAGGGAGGTATCTACTCGTTTAGGTATCGACCCTAACTGGCTAATGGCAATTATGTATTGGGAAAGCGCAAGTTCATTTTCCCCAAGTATTCAAAATAGTATTGGTGCTACTGGATTAATTCAGTTTATACCAAGTACTGCAATAGGTTTAGGAACAACTACTACGGCATTAAAAAATATGTCCGCAGTAGACCAATTGGATTACGTTGAAAAATACCTAAATACTTACAAAGGCAAACTAAAATCTTACGTTGATACTTACTTTGCGGTATTTTTTCCTTTGGCTATTGGAAAGTCAGATGATTGGGTTGTTCAAGGTGGCGGTGTTTCAGCAAGTCAAATTGCAAGACAAAATCCAGCCTTTGATGTAAACAAAGATGGTAAAGTGCAAGTATGGGAAGTTAAAAAAATCATGCTTCAAAAATTGCCAAGCGAATGGGTGAATGATGGAAGTTTTGGATTGGCTATTAAGTCGTACAAAAATTATTTAGCCGTAGGATTATTATTAATTGCCGTAGGCGCAACATACATTTATAATGTTAGAAAAAGATAGTGCTTCACAAGAAGAAGTAAAAAAAGAAGTAAATAGTCAAATTCACAAACACCTTTCTACAATATTTGTTGTTGTTGGAATTATTTCGTTTACGTTAGGTGCAATAGTGAACTATTATACAATTAAACGATTAAACGGAGGTCAAGCATGAAAATAAGCGGACAAGTTTTAGATAGCAAAGGTGAAGGATTATCTTTAGCCAATATAACTATTACAAGTGGTGATAAAGCCGAGAAATTAGGAGTTGTCGCAGACTTGGATGGTAATTTTAGCACTGAAAACGATTTAATCAAACCCGATTCAACTTTTAGGATAAGCTATGTTGGTTTTATACCACAACTATTCAAAGCAAGCGAATTGGATAATAAAAAAATTACGTTGATTGAAAGCAACGAACTACTTTCACAAGTCGATGTGTTTTCGCAACCTAAAAGAACTGCAAAGCAGTCTGTTAGTGCCTTAAAAGCACATATTCAAAATAATAAATATGCTTATGCTGGCATAGGCGGTCTATTAGGGTTATTCCTTATAGCTAAATCAATTAAAAAATAATTATGGAAGCAAAAACTACTGCACCAGAAACTACTCCAGCGCCAGCTACTGCGCCAGCGCCCGAAGTTGCAAACGTAACATACCAAGCGCCAGCTTCAACTCCACAAATGGAAACTGGTGGTGCTATGGAATCTATTGCAAAACCTAAAATGAATATCAAGGATATTGTTATTAGTGCTTTGCTTGTTGCCTTATCAATTTATGGTATTTTCTATTATAGAAAGGCAATCAAAAAACTTGACGAACAACCAACCGCTGATGAAATTGATGAAATGAGTGGTGATATTGAAGAAGTTAAGTTTAACTTACAAAAAGCTATGGGTAAAAAATATCAAAAAACGTAAGATATGGCAAAAAGCAAAGGATTAGGCGATACGATTGAAAAGGTTACGACCTTTTTAGGAATAAAGCAATTGGTTGAAAAACTCAATCCAGATTGCGGTTGTCCATATAGAAGGGATTACTTGAATGAAAAAGTACCCTATAATTTCGATTCTTACAAAAGAATATTAAAATTTAAAATTTAAAAAAATGAAAACAAAAAATTTATTATGGTTTGGATTGGGTGTAGCTATTGGTTATGTATTCATGAAAAAAAATTGGGGTCGTAAAGTTGTAGAACCATTAGCCTCAACTGTTTTAGAAGCTACTAAAGAAGTGGCAACGGATGTAAAAGATACAGTTGTAGATACTGCAAAAGTTACAAAATGCGAAGCCGAGTGGGTTAAATTTGCTTCAACTGCACGTTTTGCTTCTAAAGAAGGCGCTGACCAAGCTAAAAAAGAATTTATGGCTACTTGCATGGCTAAATAAAAAGAAACTAACCAATGAACTTAAACGAAGTTACCTACGGAAACCCAACAAAAGAGCAATACAACCATGTTACCAAGCGTTGCATGGTTGATGTGTTGTTCGATAAGTTAAAAGAACAAAGGTTTCCAAATAATGATTCAGAATTAGTTAAGGATGAACTTAACGAACTTGTGGATTATTTAAAAGTTATGGATGATGATGAAAACGAAACTTATTTAAAGCGTTACAAGTCCTATGACCGCAACCTTATTCAAGTAATTAATGCCACTTTTTTAAAAAAGGGAATTGAAGTTACCGAGTTAACACATGACATCGTAAAGGATATAGAAGATTTGATTTATAAGCTTAAATTCTATTTTCAAAGACCACGACCAAAACAATTAGCGCAATATTACAAGTTGAAGTTGTTTCCATACGATAGCTATGTAGCTAATACACCTTCGTACCCTTCGGGGCATACTATACAAGCTTTTGTTATTCTAACAATTATTGGTAACTTGCACCCAAAGGAGTATTCCTTTTGCAAAGAAATGATTGACGATATTGCTTATAGCAGATTATACATGGGAGTTCATTTTCCAAGCGATAATGATTTTGCTAAAGTAGTTGGTGAAGAAATTTTAAAAGTTCCAGAATTTGCCAAGAAATACGGAATATGAAACATCCAGAATACGAATTACAAAGCGCTATAAGTTGGTACTTGACTTGTCAATATAACGATGTGTTATTTTTGTCAGATACGATTGCAAACTTGAAGCTTACGAAAATGCAAGCGATTCGAAATAAAAAGATTCAGAAAGTTGGATTTAAGACACCCGACTTACTTATATTAGAGCCAAGAAACGGATATAGCGGACTTTTTATAGAATTAAAGATTGACACACCATTTAAAAAAGATGGTACAATCAAAGCAAGCACAAAAGACCATTTGAAAGGTCAACTGGAAAGCATTGAAAAACTAAATGCCAAAGGTTACAAAGCTTGTTTTGCAGTTGGTTTTGATGAAACCAAAAAAATAATAGACGACTATTTAAAGTAAAAATATGGATAACCAAGAACAACAAAAAACAACAACAACCCTACTCACTGAAATCAATAAAACCATACAAGTTTTAGGAATAGACAAATTAGTGGATATACTCAAACACATTCGCAAAAAGAGTGTAGAAATTACCCAAGAACAAGTAGACCAATCAGAAATTATAATTAAATTAGTTTGCGAAGAATTTGACATTACAATTGACGAATTTTACTCGCATAAACGATTGAAAGATAGGCGATATGCAGTGGGAGTTTGTGCCTTTTTGCTTCAAAACAAAGTTGGACTTGATAATTCCGATATATCATTCTTACTTCGCAAGCCAGCAGACATGGTTTCTATTTACAAAAATTCTATAAATTATTTGAACGATAGGCGACCCGATGATTACAAAATCCTTAAACGTATTACCAATATAAATAACAAACTTTAAGCTTAAAAAAAATGAGTAACCAAGAAACATTTGAACCAGAAATTATTGATAGTGATTTTTCCCCACTTGATGCGCCAGTAAAACAAAGGAGTTATACTTCGCACAAAATTGATTCATCACAACCAATGCCCGAATTGGAAGTTCCAACCTTTGAAACTCCAATGTACACTTCGTTTGATGAACCCGAAGCAGAAACTAAAGAAGAACAAAGACCATTCAATGAAGCGTTTAGCGAATTAGATGGAAAGGAAAAAGCTATGGGTGCTGAAATGATGGCAGAAATGACTTTGGACTTATACGAAAAAGGTTGTGGATTCTTAGGAAAGTTGCCCGAAATTAGCGAAGCTAAATTAGATAGGCTTATTGCTGAAGGTGATATTGATGCTGAAATTGGTATTCCAACCGAAGGTGGTGTAATGCCAGTTAAAGAGTTTGCCGTAGAATACAACGAAAGTATTAAAACTGCTTTTGAAGTTAGTGATGAATTTAAGGAAAAGGTAAAACCGCCTTTGGTTCGTGTATTTAAAAAGCGTGGAATTGGTATGACTGACGAGCAATTGTTGGCTTACTATTTTGTAACGGATTTAGGTACTAAAGGAGTTCAAGCGTTCATGTTAAAGAAAACCGCTGACAACATTCTTAATTCGCTTAAAGAAAATACAATTGCTTTGCGTGAAAGTAGAGCGCCAAAACCGAGAGCAGAACAACCAATTCGACCACAACAAGAAGCAAGTAGTGTAGAATATACTGAAAATATTAGTGAAGTAGTTTCTGAAAGACCAAAAGCAAGACCAAGCAAACCTAAAACCAATTTGGAAGAACAAATGGAATATTTTGCCGAGCCAGAAGAAGTAGGTGTATTTTCTAACTTGAAAGATAATGGTGGCTTTAAGGATTCGTTCCAAGAACCCGATGGTATGCCAGAATTTGGTAACACCGATATTTTAGCTGAATTGGAAAGGTTAAGCGGTCAAGACGAACCAAAGAAACCAGTTCGTAAAACAAGAACAACAAAAACTCCTACAAGAAAACCAAGAACAAAAAAATAATGGAAGAAAGAGAACCAAAATTAGGAGTAGCCGTTGGTAGGAAAGGTTGCGGTAAAACATATCAAACGACTAAAATGATTGAAAGCTATATAGTAGGTAATCCAGCAAAAGGAGTTATTGCTCGTAGAGTATTAATTCTTGATGCAAATGATGAATATGAAACTATTAAAGCATTAAAAGTTTCTGATGTTATGCGTTTTTCTGCACACCCAAGAATTGAAGCGAGAAGAATTAGACCTTTTAATGAAAACGGACAAAGAATGACAATTAATGAAATTCAAGAAACATTATTCAAAATTTTAAACGATTTTAGAGGTGGATTATTACTTATTGAAGATGTAAACCGTTATATAAGTGATTATCTTCCAAACGACCTTGTAGGTGCGATTTGTACCAATAGACATTCGGATTTAGACATTATTTTACATTTTCAATCGGTGGGTAGGGTATCTCCAAAAATTTGGCAGAACCTTAACTGGATTAGGTTTCATAAAAATACTGATAGTGTTGATAAGCACAGAACCAAGTTTGAGGATAAATATGAAATGCTTAAATTAGTTGAAAATTATACTAATAATGAATATCATAACTTTAATAATCAAAGATTTTTTTGTTATGTAGATATTGATGATGAAAAGATTAAAAACGTTGATAGAAAAAAATTTGAAACAATAGTTGAGCAATATATTTCTGAAAACTACAAAAAGTTAATTAGTCCAATGCTTCAAAAAAGGGATTTAGGTAAAGGCACAAAAGTACATACTCCAGAAAGTGCAGTTAGATACCATAAAGACAGAATAATTAAATACTATTTAGATTAACAAAAAAAAGCGACTTTAATGGTCGCTTTTTTATTATAAATACTTATTATCAATTCCAAGTTCTTTTTCGTATTCTAATCTTTTTTTATATGCTTTTTCTTCGGTATCAAAAACA